GGCATTGCCAAGCAGTTCAATGTTCCTCTCTGGACGGCTACTCAGGTAAACCGTGAAGGTGCGAAGAGCAGCGACATGGAGATGACAGATACCTCCGAAAGCTTTGGTCTGCCTCAGACTGCAGACTTCTTCTTTGCTCTGATTGAGAATGAAGAACTTGCTGAAGCCGGTCAACTAGTCGTCAAGCAACTAAAGAACCGTGGTAATGATACCACAAAGAACCGTAAGTTTCTTATTGGTGTAAACAAGTCCAAGATGAAATTCTACGATGTTGATAACTCCAGCAATAATCTTGTTGAAGCCAATAACACCGGTGAAGAAGGATTTGGTTCAGGTTCAGATCCGATTGCGTTTGATCCAAAATTTGGTAAGAAGAAGAACAAGGCAGTCAACTGGACGTTTGAAGACGCAGCAAAATGAGCATATATATTGATAAGAAATATGTGAACATGGTTTCTGGAGCCCTTCAGAAGTTCAAGTGGAAGAAAGATAACCTAGCCACCTGCAGATGTTTCGCATGTGGTGACTCAAAGAAAAATAGATCCAAGACAAGGGGATATTTCTTTGAGAACAAAGGAAAATATGTTTACAAATGTCACAATTGCGGTATTGCTTGTAATCTATATTCTGTTCTTGAAAGTGTCAGCCCATCTCTCTGCAAGGAGTATGCGTTCGAAAACTTCAAGGACAAAAATCCAGAGCCAATTGAACGAGAGGAAACAGTTGTGCGTCAGCCTATGTTCACGAATCTCGGAACCAGGCTTGACCTACTCAACCCAACGCATAAGGCAGTAAAGTATGTTGAATCTAGAGAAATTCCGAAAGAAAAGTATAGTAACTTTTATTACTGCTCTGATTTCAGTCGGATCATGGCGGATTTTGATCGTGAAGGGACCAAGGAAGACAGACTCGTCATACCGTTCTATGGCGAGGATGGGTCACTACTTGGCGTACAGGGGAGATCCTTTGAAGAAAAGAAAGACTCCATTCGATACATCACGCTCAAGAAAGACGGCGAAGAACGGCTTTGGTACAACCTAGATAAAGTAGACCCTCGGGAAACTGTATATGTTACTGAAGGTCCGATTGACTCCATGTTCATTCCAAATGGAGTGGCTATGCAAGGTGCTGGCTGGCTTGATACGATGCCCGCTAAGATTGCAAAGTCAAAGATTGTGTTTGTGTTTGACAACGAGCCTAGAAACTTTGAGATTGTCAACCTGATTGGTAGATATATTGATGCCGGACGAAATGTAGTAATCTGGCCCGATGAAATAGAAAAGAAAGATGTCAATGACATGGTAAAGGTCTATGGAACAAATTTGACCATGAAGTTGATTATCAATAATGTTTATTCTGGACTTAAAGCCAAAATGAAGTATACTTACTGGAAGAAAGTTTAATATGGATAATAATGAAGACATGTCAGAAGAAGATATCTTAAAGGCTAGTGAAGCCTATCTTACTTTTGTGCAGCGATTCGGTGAATATGTAAAAGAGATGGACCCAGGTCTGTGGTCCCGAGCACGAGAATACGCTGCGGACTTTACAAAGATTGATGGTGTGAGAGTTGAACTTGTAGATGAGGATGAAGATGACCGAGATTCAGAACATAAAAATGGAGCAGACTAAGTACTTTGTCCTAGATCACGGACACGTCGATCTAGTGGACTATATGGGCTCCGATCTTAGTGTTGTTAATGCTGCAAGAGTTTCTTTTAATAAAGAAAGTTATTGGGAGAGCGATCCTAATTGGACAGGCTTCAATAAAAAAGAACTCTCTGAGAGAGATACAAAGCTTATTCGCTATCTTGCAAAGCATAATCACTTCACTCCATTCTGCCATGCACAGATTAGTTTACGCATCAAGTGCCCAATCTTTGTTCGTGCACAACTTGGCAAGCATCAGATTGGTCTTGTGATGAATGAGGTCAGTCGCAGGTATGTTACCTATGAGCCTGAGATCTATACTCCACTGTGGAGAAGTTCTCCTACTGATGGAGCAAAGCAAGGCAGCAGTGGTCCAATCGAAGATATGGATACATGCATCAAACTTCGTCAGGAGTATGATGGTGTTGCGAAGGAATGTTTGGATCTTTACAATAAACTTTTGGCCGATGGTGTTGCTCCTGAACAGGCGCGTTCAATATTGCCACAAGGAACTTATACGGAATTTGTGTGGACTGGTTCTCTCTATGCATTTGCCCGCGTTTATAACTTGAGAATTGATGCACACGCGCAGTGGGAAATTCAGGAATATGCAAAAGCAATTGATAAATTAATTGCTCCTCTTTTCCCGGTTTCCTGGCAGACTCTAACAACTAAATAAGACACCCACTTAGGAATTTAATTATGGCCGAAATTTTATCACCATTTCAATCGTTTATTTTCATCTCTCGCTATTCTCGCTGGCTCAACGACCAAAATCGTCGTGAGACTTGGGATGAATGTGTAGACCGTTGGTGGAAATACTTTACGGGTAAAGTTCCGCAACTCGCAGAACGCCCTGATGTCAAGGAAGCAATTCTCAATCTAGAAGTTCTTCCTTCCATGCGCAGCCTGATGACTGCTGGTCCTGCATTGGACCATGACAACACTTGCTTGTATAATTGTTCTTATCTACCTATTGATTCTCTTGAATCATTTGCAGAACTGTTTGTAGTTCTTATGAATGGAACCGGAGTTGGTTATTCTGTTGAACGTCAATACACAGATAAACTTCCAACAGTTTCAAATAAGATTGTTAAAAATTTTGATAATGTAATTGTAGTCGAAGATTCAAAGGAAGGGTGGGGAAATGCAATTAAAACACTATTGGCAAATCTTTACGAAGGTAGACATCCTAAATGGGATCTCTCTAAGATCCGTGCATCTGGAGCTCGTCTCAAGACTTTTGGTGGTCGTGCTAGCGGACCTGCGCCTCTTGATAACCTTTTCAAGTTCATCGTAAAGATTTTCTATAATGCACAAGGACGCAGACTGACTGCTCTTGAATGCCACGATGTTTGCTGTGGTATTGCGAATGCAGTCATAGTTGGTGGTGTTCGTCGTTCTGCCATGATCTCCTTGAGCGATCTTGCTGATCGTGAGATGGCAATGTGCAAGAGCGGTGCATGGTGGGAACAGGCCGGTTTCCGTTCATATGCCAACAACTCTGCTGTCTATCGTGGTCGTCCTCCAATGGGTCAATTCCTTGAAGAGTGGACATCACTATACAATAGCCACAGCGGTGAACGGGGAATGATCAATCGCAGAGCACTACAAGAACAGGCTGCAAAGTCTGGTCGTGACCCAGACTGCGAGTATGGTACAAACCCATGCTCAGAGATCATTCTCAAGCCATTTGAATTCTGCAATCTTTCTACAGTCGTAGTTCGTCAAGACGATACTGCTACAACACTGAAGAAGAAGATTGAGATTGCTACAATCATTGGTACAGTTCAATCTACCTTTACCAACTTCCCATACCTTCGTCCAGAATGGAAGAAGAACTGTGAAGAGGAAAGACTGCTTGGCGTATCCATGACAGGTATTTTTGACAACAAGCTTACCAGTGGTTTGGAAGGCAAGCCAAAGCTTGTTCGTCTTCTTGAGACGCTTCGTGATCATGCGACCGCGACCAATCTCAAGTGGGCAGAGAAGTTGGGCATCCAGCCTAGCAAGTCAATCACTTGCGTGAAGCCCGAAGGCACTACATCGTGTTTGGTGGACTCTGCCTCGGGTCTGCATCCTCGCTATGCGGATTATTATTACCGCAGAATTCGTCTGGACAAGAAAGATCCTCTGTACAATCTCATGAAGGATCAAGGCGTCCCGTGTGAAGATGATGTGATCAACCCAACTTCTACTGCCGTCTTTACGTTTGCGATGAAGGCTCCTAAGGGAACTATGACTACCGAGGAACTTCGCGCACTGGACCATCTTGATCTGTGGAAAACTTATCAAGAGCACTATTGCCATCACAAGCCATCTATCACCGTCAACTACAAGGACTCTGAGTTCCTTGAAGTCGGTAACTGGCTTTGGGAAAACTTTGATGTCGCAACAGGTATCTCATTCCTTCCCGGCGGCGACAGCCACACCTACGCTCAGGCACCCTTTGAGCAGATTGATTCTGCAACCTATTCAGCACATCCTAAGGTTAAAGTTAACTTTAAGGATCTGTCTAAATACGAGGCAGAAGACAATACTGAATCCGCAAAAGAATATGCCTGTAGTGCAGGTGGATGTCAAATAGTGTGATCCTTTTATGGAGCGTAGCACAACGGTGGTGCAATCCGCTGTTAACGGATTGGTTACAGGTTCGAATCCTGTCGCTCCAGTTTAATTTGTGGCAGTACATCAGTAAAATAAAAAATTCCACCCCATAAGGGTGGAATTTTTACATAAATATTTTAGGCAGAGGTGGTGGGTATTCCACGCAGTCCTTTTGAGATGTTCGAAGTATATTTCATCAGACTGCTAAGGAACCACCACTTCTGACCAAGGTATAAATATATATGTTCCATATGTTAATCGGCATTGATTACTCTATAACCTGCCCCTGCCTTTGTCTTTATGATGAACGTAGGGAATTTAAATTTGAAAATTGTTTCTTTTATTATTTAACCAATACAAAGAAATATGCTGATAAAATTGCCCCAAATATTACCGGGGAATTTTTTCAGGAATACCAACTTGATGTAGATAGATTTGACAGCATATCTGACTGGGCCATTAATCTTTGTATTGGGGCCTCAGAGGTTGCCGTAGAAGGCTATTCTTTTGGCTCTAAAGGCCGTGTATTCAATTTGGCAGAGAACATGGGAATTCTGAAGCACAAGCTGTACAAACAGGCTATACCAGTCACTATAGTCGAACCTTCCAAAGTTAAAAAATGTGCCACCGGAAAGGGAAATTCGGACAAACTTGCAATGTACGAAGCCTTCAAAAATGAAACAAAGACAGATCTATTGACGGTCTTTGATCAAAAAACTTTGAGTAATCCTGTTACT